TGCCGTTACTGACTGTGCGGCTTCTACCGTCTCTGCGGTTGAAGCGTCCTTGACGGTGTCTTCCACTTCGTCTCCTTCGGTTGTTGTTGATTCAGGTTCGATTGTCGAATCTGAAATTTGGTCTTCCTCTGTTGCCGCGACTGACTCGACGCGGGCTGATCGGATCGCTGGCTCTGACGTCAATGCCACACCAGTTAATTCGCCCTTCAAAATGCGAACTGTGCCGTCCTTTAATGTTTCGTATTCGTCAAACATGACTTCAACACTGAAACCGTCGCGCAAACCTTCCTGCGCTTCAACTAATGCGTCATTGCCAGCTGTTGTTTCAGCAATTTTGAAAGTTGCGTCAATTCCTTCTTTGCTTGCAGAAATCAAAAGTGTTTTGCCAATACGACGTGTCCGATCATGTTCAAGATTGAGCAAAACTGACGTTGGCTCAATTGATCCTTGTGCAAACTGCACTTTGCCAATTGAAGCACTGCCTGTTTCCTCAAAAGTCACAATGCGACCTGAGATTGTGCGGCTGTTGGAATCAGCTGCAATAATTTGCATAGGTGTGATTACTTTTTTGCTCATAGCAGCATGTCTTCTTCCTCGCGTATTTCGTCGATCGACATTGCGCCGATACGGTTTAAGATTTCATAAACTTGCGCTCTTTCCATAGGATTGCCACGTAGGAAATCGTCCAAGTCAAATTTTACTTCATTGCCCGCAGGCGTAAAGTCTCCAAAAGATAGCCTCTGTTCCAAAATTGACATGTAATTTCTAAAAGCAAAATCGACGAGGTCGCGCCTTTTGTCTAAAGCGTTGGCGTATGTGAAACTTGATTGTTGTGAGTCAGTAAAATACGCTGGCATGTTACATGCACGGCTTAATTCTAAAGCAACATAGTTGCGTGCTTCATTTAACTGTAAATTCTTTGGATCGTAACCCAAAGTTTCCAAGGTAACGTCAGCGTTTAAAAATGCCGTTGATTTGTTGGAACGTGCTAGTCGCCAAGCGTTAAGCAATGCAGTAATGCGATCTGCGGGCAATGATGTGCCATTTGATTTCAAAACCATTTGTGGGATTGGCTCAATGGCAAAATTCATGCTTGCTTTTTCTAAAGCTGCGGCAGCCTTGATTGTGCGACCTGCACGGCCTAACAAACCTTCTTGGGTATTTGGAAACACAACCAGGTTAGACGAATCAATTGCACTGCCGTCAATTCGGTAAGCTGTAACTTCAGTGCTGGTACGATCTAGTGTAAAAGTCACGCGTTCAGGTGCAATGCGTTCCATAGCTCTGATTTTGCCTGTGTCTGCATAGCGATCGGTGACATAGCAATAAGCGTTTGGGTGAAAGAATAAATCTGAAATAATCCATGACCAAAACGTGACGCCTGGAATACGTGGGTCAGGTTGATTGATAACCCGTGGCTGTGTGACCTTTTCGCCAGTTGCCACGTTGCGCGTGTGCATAGGCAATGAAGCAATTGTTTGAACAATGCCTAAAGCTCTGGCAATTGTTGGAACGGACATTGCTTCGGCACGATTGGCCGTTGAAATGCCGTAATAGAAAAAATTGTTGTTTTCTGAGTAGTACGGTGCAAGGTCAGCGTCAACCGTCTTTTTTTCGGCAGCCTCGACTTTTGCAGGTCGAAATAAATCAATAAATCCCATGCCCAAATTGTGTCAGGCTTATACGATCAACCCACCATGATGTCAAGATCATTCGTTGGGCGTGTCGCAAAATGTGTAACCAATGCTGTTGCCACTGCACCGCACACAACCGACTTTGAAGCACGACGTCCAATAACCCAACCGCCGTCACCACGGCGCAATTGCACCGCAGACAAAACTTCGTCAGTTAATTGTGATTGTCCCCTGTGTTTTAAGCGACCGCTATTGATTGCCGACAACAATTCGTCACAAGCTTGCGGGTAAGCCCCGTCCATGTCGAAAATGGCAATACCAGCTGGTGCCAGGCGTGCTGCAACTGCGCCGCTTGTCTTGCGTGAGTACAAAACGTATTCAATCTGATATTTGCGTGCGTAATCTGCTAAATCGTTGGCGACCGCTTTGTCATCAAGCTGCAAGTCATTTGCCCAAGTATGTAGAAGCTTGACAACAAAGCTTTCTTCACCGAGTTTTTGAGCTGCAACCAAACTGCCATGTTTTCTGTCAGGCGAAAGATCGATTGCCAGCCAGGTTTGTTTGTCAGGATCAAGGTCAACGTTTTTGTCAAGGCAATTTGCCCATGACGCTGAATCGACGGCGCTGGAGATTGCCACAACCCAGCGGCACAAAACCTCAGTCATGACAACGTCGGCTGGATCATTCAAAACGCTTCGTACGTTGTCCGCGTGAATCGTTATACCCATTGCTGGATTGCTGTGACGTGCATTTTCAACACTTATCTCGTCAGTTGGTGCTGACCATTCAAAGTAACCTATTTCATCATCTGCACCAGCAATTTTGGCCAAGGCTCTTTCCCGAAAAGCATTTAAGACAACCGAACTGGAATCGCCAGCATTTGTGTAGCTCATAACTAAAGGATTGCGCGCTGCCATAAGTGTGTAACGCAATGACGCAAATGATTCAAGATCAGTCATTTCACGTAATTCGTCCAGGTGGATTGTTTCGGGACGTGAAACACCGCGAGCAGCTGAACCGCCAGCCTTGACCATAAAGCGCGTGCCGTGCAATGTTTCAATTTCCTCAGCACCATGCGCCCAGCGGATACGTTTGACATGTTTGGCCAATGAGTCGTTTGCTTCGATCAGCGAAACCAATGCCCTGAATTGTTCAAGTGACGTTGCCAGTCTGTGAGCTGATCCAATTTGAAGCGGCTCATTCCACAGGAAAAGCCCGCCAAGGATTCTAATTTGCTGCAAAAAACTTTTGCCGTTTTGCCTGGCTACGACACAAACGTTCAGGGGCGTAGCCCACCTGTTGTCGGGCTTTACCTTATGGCTGTGAATAAGAAAGAATTTTTGCCATTCCATAAGCTCAACGCCAATACTTGAAGCCAAATCGATCAGCTCATGGCCTTTTGAGGGCAGATCGTTCAATGGCGTGTGGATTCTAGGCGTAGAAATGCCGAAAACGCCTTCTGTGTCCCTACCCAAAACCGTTGTGAGCCGATTTAAGACCTCTTTAGGCAGGACGTGACCTTCTGTGACCTTCTTAGTCATTTTCGTGGCTCTTTGAGTCGTTTTGGGGCAAATTCAAACACGAAAGGGTCAGGGGTGTAGGAGATGTACTAAAAAACCGCCCCCCTTTTGAATAATTGCATGTTGTGCATAGGCATTGCAGATTCCATTCATCATCTCCGCCACCAGCCACACGGGGAATGATGTGATCGACGGTGGTGCCTTCAGCACCGCATTGCTGGCATGTGTACTGATCGCGCTGCAAGATACGTGACCTGATACGACGCCATTGACTTGTCGATCCGTTATTACCTAAAGCACTGGCCATTAGTAATACCCCTTGAGCTTATGAAATTCCCACGCTTTGCATGGCGTTTGGTATCTTCCCTTTATGTAAGCAATCGTTTTGTCAATCTGTGCAAACGGGTCAAGACTACCGTAATGCTTTGATCGCATTTGACCTAAGCCATAATGACTGTGATTGCGAGCTTTGTAATCCCAACGAGATTCTTTGTGAATAATCGCATTGAAGCATTGAAACTCTTTATACGATACAAGCTTTACATGTGCATAGATTTTTAAATGATCTACGTTGTATTGACTTCCATTTGCAGGCGTCATACCTATGACACAAAGCACGCCCCAAAGCACCAAACTACGCCAGCGAGCTATCCGCTTCAGCGGCTCGCCTGCGAGTGTTGATGCTATCGACCCTGTCAAGCACTCAGCCTAATCTTGCGCGAGTCCCACAGGTTTTGCCCCCATGTGGATAACCCTTGTGGATAACTATTAGCGTGTAATGATTTCAATTGTGCCCCACCCTTCACGTTTTATTTCATTTTTTGAAAGCTGTAACTTTCTATGTTGTTCAATGACAATGCTGTTTTTGACAGGAAACTCCCTGTTTTGTTGCTCCTGTAACAATAATTCGCGGCGAGTATCAAATACCAGCAAACTAGTCTGCAAACCTAGTCGATCAGCTAAAGCCAACCATAACAACCTGTGCGTTTTCATTAAATGACAAGCGTCGGCGATTAAGTCATAACCCTCTTCGACAGCGATAATCGCCTTTGTCCGCATGTGTCGCGTATAAGCGTTCACGTCCATGTCTTTATTTACGCGAATGGCGTCAATGTTGTAAATGTGGTCATTTTCTTTTTTGTTGTTTTTTGTCCAGGTCGATTTACCTGCACCAGCTGCGCCCATAAGTACGGTAATCATAAATTACCATTTATTTTGGCCACGGTCATAAAAGTGCAAACGCTGCATTGAATAGTCTCAACACCTTCTGGCAATAAGTCAGTTATCTTATGGATAACCTGTTTTGTGACCTTCTTGCATTTCCGACATTCAAATTGCACTGTTTGCATAATTAGATTTCCTTAAATTTTCAATAGGTTGCAGGTTGATTTGTGTGACCCACCAGTTTGGTTGCTTTGAATGGCGGTATTTGTCACGTCTGGCCATAGCTATGGGAATCCAACCTTTTATGTCATAGTCAGGTGATGTGCCAGTTACGAGCACAGCAATGTCATTTGCACGGTCGTACTCATGAACGATCAGCTGGCCTGTATCGTACTTTGTCCATTTGACTTCGATTGAATTGCCCACGTCAGCTTTGTTTTTCCACTTATGCTCAAATGGATCAAATGGCAAACCAAAGTATTTGGCCACAACCCATTCACTGCCAATTGTCTCGCTGATCTCAATAATGTACTCGGCAAATGACTTTGTTTTGTCGTACATGTTTGGCATGGTTGACCCGCCATTTTGCTGATACTTGATCGCAGCTAATAAACAAATGACTTGTTCATCACGGTGCAATTTCATTTTCATTTCATTTCCACCAAAATGCTCGGAAAGGGTGCTGAACCATTTTGACCACCAAATTTTAAACGACCCCTAATAAATGTAACCTTGTGTCGTATCGCGTAGTCGTGAAACCACGCTGTGTCGGTTCGCGCAGGTAACAACATGACAATTTCAGCATGACGAGATTCAAAGTGTGCTTTTTTTACCCATTCCTTAATTACTCGTCCATAAGGTGGATTACACCAAACGCGATTGCCTTCCCATGTCATGGCCAAACCGTCTCGAAACGCTGGGTTATGGTGATCTAGTCCAAACCAATTTAATGTTTTATGATTCGTTGAATTAGCTGCAACGTCAATTGTAAAAGCATGAATCAAATCTAATTCGTCAAATAGATTTTGCGGTGTTGACCAATTATCAGTTTTGCTCATAGGCATGTAGGCGTTCAACGGCAGCCCCCGCAAAACCAGATAATGTTTTCGGTTGCGTCATAGCCCTTTTGGTAGCCAAAATCATCATGTTTTGACAACATTGAACATTTGTCACACTGGCTCATTTTGTAAATTGCCACAACTGCACCATTTTTTAACAAACGGCATGTCATTGTTTGCGGGTTAATCAGCTCGACATAGTCGCTCATACTTGTGGTTTCCATTTTCCGTCACTGGCAACGACGTACCAACGCGGTTGGCATTGTGTTGCTTTTGTACGCTCTGTGCAGAAATAGCCGCCCCACATTTTGTTTGATCCTTCAGCCGCTTTTTTCCAGATCATGTGACCATGACTGCATTGTGGGCTTTCATCTGCCAATTTACCGCCCAATTCACTTGCTATCTGTGAAATGGCGTCAGCTGCGGTGACAATGCCAGCGGCGTGAATTTCGGCTTCAGTTTTGTAGCTTGGCACGTCGCCAAACTTTGTCGTCCAATAGTCGTATTGTTTATTAGCATTTGCCACGACTGCACTTTTGTTTTCAACCTGCGCCATGATCTCTTTTGTACTGCGCTCGGCACCACCCATAACTAGCTGTTGAACACGCATGATGCAGCTTGTGACGGTATCTTCGACAAACCAACGTTTCATGTTTTGTTGGTATGCGCCCTGATACCCATAGGCATAGTCAATACCCGCTGGCTGTTGATCATCTCGTGTGCGATAGGCTTTAGCTTCGACTAGTACATAGCCTTTTTCTGCGCTAAATTCCACAATGCGCGTTTCGATTCGTCCAGTCGGATACGTGGCCAACCAGCGTTCAAGTCTTTCGCGTGAAGCTTCGTAGTTATCTAGAAAACCCATTTAACTTCCCTTCGACTTGATGAATCAAAGTGTCTGCAATGTGCTGTGAAAGGCATGAAGCGCAGCCATGTCCTTGCGTTTCGTGGCAGCAACCAAAAGATGTTGTAATTGCCATTTTTATAGTTTGCGCCAATTCGGTCATTTTTTCACCGCATTTGAACTGTGACGACCAATTGCCTTACCGCGTGCTAAACCTTCACGACGGCCGTCTGTAAAACCTTTTGAATAGCCAATCGCAATTGTCAAGACTGACCAAATCATAAGCATAAATAAGCGAATCAAAGTTTCGCCGTCAAGCAAGTCAACTATCATTTTTGATCTCCCGAATCTAGGAGGTAACCATTACCACCTGCAATAAGGGTGAACCATGACCCTGACAAAATCAAGCATTGCGCGTGTTGTGCGGCGTGTCGCTAGCCAAAAACCTTGCCGTCAACAATAAATGAACCGTCTCGTTCAATTGGGACGATTTGCGGGCTGACTTTTGAACCTTCCACACGTAAAATGCCAAAGCCTTGTGTCCAGTTGGCTGTCCCCTTTGTGTATTTTGCAGCTGAAAAACGCATGAGGTTGCCAACCTCCATGCCCCACAATGTGCGTCCCATTTTGTAACCGCTGGATTCTGTAAATGTTGAAATGCCCAAACGGTGCGTGTGACCCTGGACGACGGATTTACCATGCAAACGCGCAGCTCTCAAAGCTGACGCCCCTGCATTGGGCGTTGTGCCCTGTTCGTCGCCATGAATAGCAATCCAGTTTGTTCCTTCAATGGCATACGGCTTGCGATAAAAGTCAATGCCTAGCTCGTCAAGCTTCATAAAATTTTCGTACTTGAGTTCAGGTGCGCCCAATAATGCAGGCAAACGGCTGGCAATTGAGTTGAACAAACGATCTGTGTGATTTGATCTGACCATGCTTGCCTTCGGCACGTGGCGGGTTAATTCCCACAATAACTCAACGCAGCGATCACGGTCACGGCCAATCGTAGGCTCATGTTCTTCGCTTAGCCCACGTGACCATTTTGAAATTGTGTTAAAATCGATTTCGTCGCCAATTGTAATAACTTCGTCTGTTTTAAAAGCTTTGATAAAGGCCGCCAAATTACGCGTTGCCCGTACATCTTCATAGGGTACTTGAAGATCACTGACAACAACGATTTTCTTCATTCGTCGTCGTCTTCGTATTCCGTCGACCCGATTCTGTTTGGATCGACTGGCTCAGGCAAAATCCAGCCAGGATAAGCGTCTTTGTCGCTCAAAATACCTAAAGCAATTTCGACGCTAAAACCAGCTTTACGCAATGCTTTGTAATACTCATTCAATGCAATGCAGTATTGTTCCAACGGCGAATAGTCAATGTCTTTGACTGTTGCTACGCGTTTGCGAGTAGGTCGTTTGGCTGCCATAGCATAATTGTAAAGGCTAGTCAATCAATTTGTTGTACAACACGTCTAACCGCGCTTCTATGCGGTTAACCTGGTCTTTTAAGCTTGATCCGCCGTTTGGTTTAAATTCTTCAAGCACTGATCGAACCATAACCTTGACGCCAGAATAGACGGCGGCCACTACACCAATGCAGCATGTAAGAACCGCCGCCCATTCCGTCGGCGTCATTCCCCAGTAACCCCGAAACTTTTGTCATTTGGGTTTAAGTAGCGCAAAACGACTGGTGCAATAGCTGCACCCCCTGCCATAAGCAAGGCTTTTGGATCAGTGACGCCAGCCATGTAAAGCGTCAAAACGGCAGCTAAAAACGAGCGTCCCCATGAAGCTGCTATTGCTTTGGCTTTATCCATTTTTTTGTCTCCTTTTTTGGTTTGACTGCCTTTGCAGGCAATTCAATCTTTGGAAAATCGCCTTTGTACGGCACAAATTTTGGCACGCCAAAACCGACAATGTCACGCTTTAACGAGCGTTGTTTAATCATGACCATGCCGCCATTGCGCTGGTCGCCTGTACCTGATGTATTGCCTTCAATGCAAGTGACAACGTCGTTGCCATGTTCAAAGTCAATAACAATGCCAATGTGTGAAATTCGATCAACTCCGTCATGTGGAAAATCCATGAAAGCCAATGCGCCAAGACTTGGCAAATGTGACCAACGGTTTGTCTCTTTAAACTTGTGTGCCCCAATTGCCGTTGAAACGACTGAATGGATTTTGACACCAGCTTGATCTGCACACCAATTGACAAATGAACCGCACCACGGCAAACCGTCTGCCTTTGTGAATTTGCCGTATTTTGTAAGATTATTACCTTCTTCGATTGTGCCGATTTCAGCTGCCGCGACTTCAATCAACCTGGCACTTGTGCCTTGTGGATAAGTCATAGCCCCAATGCTTTCAAATCGTCTAGGGTCAAACCAAGCGCAGCAAGTTTTGCTTGTGCTGCTTCTTTGGCAAGTGCTGCTGCCTTTGCGTCCTCGATTGCTTGTGCCGCTGCGGCTTGAAACGCTTCGTACTCGACCAATTCTGCGTCAGTCATGTCGCGCACGACTTCTTCGCCAGTTTCGGAATTGTGGTCTTTAACTTGTGGTCTGTCCATTAGTTCACCCCATAAACTTTGATTGTTCCTGCGTCGTACGAACCTGTTGAAACTGTCATGCTGAACGAAGTCATTGCACCCGAATGGCTGGTCACGATTTGTCCGAAAATGTAAATTGGCGAACCACCTTCATTTACCCAATAGTGATCAAACAAACCAACTTTTCTGTTTGTTGCGTCCGTGTAGTCATAAACCCAAATCGCAGCCTTATTGACTGGCATTGCACCACCATAGTTTTGCGCATTTCCAACGGTCATGCCGCTTGTCTGATAAAGCGAAGGCGTGCCGCCAGTTGACTGAAAACCTGAAAAATAAAGCCCCCCTGAATTTGTCAAATAGTTGATTGTTGGGTTGAAAGCCGTCACGTCAATGCCTAAAACCTCAATGTATAAATGTTTGTAGCTTTGCGAAATGCTTGAAACCGTTGTTGTTGCCGCTGAAAGCGTCGTCGTCGAAAGTAAAGTCATAGAACCTGCGGCTGCTGGCGTTGTCCATGCTGGCACGCCACCACTTACCGCCAAAACTTGTCCACTCGTGCCAATACCCAAACGTGTGTTGGTGTTTGCTGTTGCTGATGAATAAGCAAGATCACCCAGCGTTGTGCCTGGTTGCAATGCTTTCAGCCGTGTGTCAACGCCCTGCAACGCAACGTCAAAATCAGCTGGCAGGTCAGTAACCAGGTCGCTTGACGTCGGAAGCACAAAACCATAATTTGTGGTTGGATTTGCCATTTGTTCCCCTTTTCTAAGCCACTATTGTGGCATTTGCCCAGTCTAAAGTCGGCGACACGCTTGCCCATGTTTCCGTCACTGGTACGTCATTCCAGCGCATTGCCTGTAATGAATAAGCCAGCGGAGACAATAATAAAGTCACCGAAAGTTGATTGTAAGAAGCTCTGAACGACCAGCCTTCGACAAAACCTTGAAACGTGCCTGAGTTCATGTTTAATGGCAGGTTTTGTAGGGCAATTGCTTCACCCATGAAAACATTGATCAGCTTGTCGCGATCAGCATTGTCAATTTCAGGGTTGGTCAAGTCAAAAGAGATTTCGCTAAAAATAGGTTGAGGGTTAGCACGCAAGGATAGATAAAACGCAGCTTGTGAGGTCGCGTCAGCTGCGTCATGCAATGTTGTGGTTATGACTTGACCAAGATTTCCATACAAAGCAATTGAGGCTGGATCGCTGTCTGAGATGTCATTTTGGCTAGTTGCCCCGTACTTAATTGTTATGGCATTGCGTACGTCACCAACACGGGTTTGAATTCGTAAACCATTTGCCCGAGCTTGACGGGCGTCAATATCGACGTAACCATTTGCTGAAAGGTACTGGGTGCGGTGCGTTGAATCGGCGTAACCAATACGCCCTTGGGCGTCTTCGTAAAGATAGCCAAGCCCAGATGTTGCCAGTGCTGCAACCAATGAATAAACGTCAATGGGATCAGCATTTCCAGCGCGGGCAGATAGGTCGTAATTGCCTGGACGATCAATTTCACCAAGTCCAGTATTCCCAGCTTGCGCCCAAGTTGTAGCTGGATTGTATGTTGCCCACGTTAGCGCACCTGGCACTTCTGCCCATGTTTGAAATACGGTTGCTCGCAAAACTTCATAAATTTGATCACCGTCAAAATCACGTGCAATTGCGTCTGTATAGATAACTTTTGGCAAACGTGACAATGCACCCAATGCCGTAATTGAATAAGTCTGCGTGAACATGGTTGAACCTACGTCACGAACTTCCAAACCAATGTCAACGACGTTGCCCCCAAAAATGGGCACAAACGTGCCTGATGTGTTTTTGATTGAAACGCCAATTGTCGAGTTGATTGAAACTGGGATTGCAGTCTGATTAACGTCGATCAGCTGTAGATTGACATAGCCAGCCTGAGCTTGCTCATAAATGTTTGTTCGACCGCTGCGAATAATGAGATTTGCCAAAACCGCGTCGGTGTATTCAATGCCGTCAATTTCAACCAACCAAACTGGATTCCACTGAGTCATGCGATTTGCAGGTTAGTTGCGCCACCTGTGCCGCGATAGAAGCTGTTGTTCAATGTGTCAACAATTGTGCGCGCTGTGCCTTCGGCGTCAATTGCCCCACTGACGTTGACGTTTATTGTTGTGCCTGACGCAGCCATGATTCCCGCAAGGGTGTTTGTGTTAACGCCTGACGTGCCAAATGCAAATGGTTTATTTGATGCAGCTTCAATACCTGCAAGAGTTGTCGTACCGCTCGTAAAGTTATCAAATGCCCCAGCAATGTTTGTGATTGCTTCAGCTGCTTTTCTAGCAACTGTGGCAACTGTGCCTGTTCCAGTGCCGTTTGTGCCCCCACCTGTCAAACCAGTTGATCCGCCGCCAGAAACAATGTCACTTGCTGTTGTCGTAATGCCTGCACCACTTGATGTACTTGAAACCGTACCCGTTGACATGCTGAAATTGCCAAGTGCCCCTGTTGCCGTCGAACCTGAACTTCCACCAATCTTGGGAATTAACGAAATGTTGTTTAAAAACGGAATTGCGTTGTAACCTTTAATAAGTAGATTTATGCCGTCAATGGCTGTGTTAATTAGTGGTTTGATTGCACCTAATACGTTGGCGATTAGATTCAAAACAATGTCTGCAACTTTACCAATAGCATTAAACGCGTCGCCTATGACGCGACCAATGACGGGCGCGGCCGCTTTGATTACATCAAAGAAAGCTGAAAATTCATCTTTGTTTTCCAGCACGGTCTTTTTTATGCGATCAAACTGTGTTTTGAAAGCTTCGAAAATTGGTTGCACAATGTCTTTTATTACCTTGCCAACGTCGCTTATAACTTTGCCAAAACCTGCGCTGCCTGTAATGCTGAACGCGTCGGTAAATGCGTTAATGGCTGGCAATGCGTTGTTGTTAATAAATTTTAAAAGTGTGTCAAGGATAGGAAGCAAAGCCGTGCCGACAGCTTCTTTTGCTTCACCAAATGCAACTTGTACGCGTGCAATTTTGCCTGCATAAGTGTCAGCGTTTCTTGCAGCTGCGCCACCAAATAATTCTGTCAGTCTGCCTTGCACTTCCTCAAACGACATTGTCTTTAATTCAGCTGTTGACAGACCAACCCCTAGCTTGCCAAGGGCTGCCGTATTGCCGTCGTATGCCTTTGAAAGCGAATTGGCCACGGCTTCAACTGGCTTACCAGTAGCGGCAGAAATGTCAAGGGCTGTTGCCAGTAAATCTTGTGCCTTTGTTATGTCGCCCGTTGATCTAACCAAACGACCTAAAGCTGGGCGTAATTCGTCGTCTGCAACGCCAGTTGCCAATGACATTTGTAAAATCGAATCTTCGGTTGCCTGAACTTGCGCCTTTGTCGCACCTGTTGCATTTTCTAAAGCAAGGGCTAATTGTGTTTGTGCTTTTTCGTCAGCAATAGCCGCTTTGACGCCTTCCACACCAATGGCAATTGCGGCAGCACCAGCAGCGGCGGCAGCTGCGGCAAAGGCTTTACCAATGGCAATGCCCGCTTTACCAACTCTGTCGCCAAATGAGTCAACGTCACCTGACGCGGTTTTAAGCGACTTATTGAGTCCGTCGACGTCGCCAAGAATCGAAAGTTTAAGGGTACGACTGCCAGCCATTAGTCAAACTCCTTAAGTATCTTTGAAAATGATTCATTCCAGCGATTTACAATTTCAGGTTGAATACTTCGCAGCGTCGGATAAATAAACCAACCGCGTGAGCCGCGGCCTTCACGACCTGACCAAACTGGGAATTGCTTTAACCGATTTGAACCGAATTCAAGCCCACCCCACAATTGCTGGGTCGTGCCTCCGCCTGAAAACTTTTGTGCTGCAAAACCAAATTTAATTTCACCAACTCTTGAAGTTTTTGAAACCTTTGCACCAGATGCAATACGTACCGCACCAATGGTATTTGTTTGTGTAAATGCAGCGGCGTCAACAACTTTTGATTTGACGTAATCAGCCAATTCACTGGAAACTTTTTGTACTTGTTTTATAGCTTGTTCGTCCATTGCTTTGAATGATCGTTTAATGGCATTTAATTCCGCCTTGTCATAGCTGATCGCGTCCTTAGCCATTTGCTCGCCTCTCCAAAATCTCAATGACCGTCAAAATGTCTTCGGCGGTTTCAAATACGTCTGGTGGTAGCCCCGTGGCCAAGGCTACCTCCCAGACAATTCGACTTAGGCTTCCGACTGGGTAGCTTTTGGGTTTGCTTCACCAACGATCACTTCGGAAATTGTTTCCGTCCAAATGTCGATTGGCTTAACTGGCTTACCAGCAGCTTCGCGCTTCATGGCGTGATACGCCAAAAAGACTAGATCGGAAATGCCGATCTTTTCTTGCGCTTGTGCAATGGTGTTGCCTGTGTGCTTTTCCCATTTAACCCACTCAGGCGGCGCAGCCACGTAAGTGATCTGCGTGCCGTCGTTGTATTCAATTGTTATTGGTAACTTCATTTTTCCTCCCGATTATTTTTTAAGCGAAGTTTTCGGCTGGTGTGCCAATTACTGTGAATGACAACGATACTGTCTGTGCGTCAGGTGCGCTGCCTCCCACGCTTGGAAATGCTGGCAAAATCTGAAACGTAAATGTTGCACCGCTTGCAGCCGTCATGACTGTGTTGATTCCTGTGTTTGGTGCTGATTCTGTTGCGTTCCATAGACCTTCGCAAAGTGAACCTGTTGCGCCCCAGTCTGCAAGCATTTCAACGTCAAATGTAAACTGATCGTCAATGTGCTTGTATGCCTTACCGTCTAGGGTTTGGTAAGTTTCAATTGTAGGGCTGTTTGACAATACTGCGCTTGTTGCTTGGGCGTCGTAATTATTGCCACCAATAGTAAAGGTGACGTCGCGCCCAGTTATTACTGTTGTTGGCATTTTTACTCCTTAGATTGTCTGTGTGTAGTAGGTTGAAACGTTGATGTCGGCGACTAGCATTGGGCTTTGACCTACTTCCAAAACCGTTGGCTTTTCGATTGTCCCCACAACGTATCCTGACGGCATTGCCGCAAGAATTCCAATGATGAGCTTTTCTAGATTGTCCAGTGATCCAGCATTGCTGTTTGAAGCAACGATTGCTGAAATGGCAAAATTAAGTTTGACTTTTACTTCGCTTTTACCGATTAACACTACTTCGCCATACGGTGAATCAGGCACAACCACGATCGCTGGTGGAATGGGTGCTTCGGGCACGCTTGGATAAATGTTGGCTGCAAGTGCTGCAAAAGAATTTGCCAGGGCTGAACGGGTTTCGGCAATTGAGTTGGCGGGCATTACTGCACCACCGTTTCAACGTCTAAAAATGGCTGAAGTAATGTGCTGACTCGATTGGTTAAACTGCGACCCATTCGATAAGGCGTAGCTGTAAAATCGACGCCCTGAATTTCGCCACCAGCTGCAACACGTGATTGAAATACCTCGACGGATACTGCCAAGACAGCTGATTCGATTGCTGGTGAATTTGCGTAGAGACTTGCCGCAGAATAACCCGAAAGCGTAGCTGTGCCGTTTGGCACGATAGGCCGAATGGCCACGTCAGCATTTACTAGGCTGGCTGTAAAGTAACGAGCACCAATGTCTTTCAAAAGTGTAAATGTATTGCTAAAAGGCGCAGGCAAACCAGTCACAATGACTGATTGACCTTCAACAAAATAATGTGGGCGCACTGTGTAAAAATAAGCCACGTTGGTTTCAAGTTTGTATGAATCAATTGCAGATGTGTTTGCCACAAGCATTGGCAAAATTACGGCCTCTGCGGTATTGATGATCTCATCTAAAACGCTATCAGGATACAAGGAAACCGAAACGCCAAGCACTGTCCGCAGCTGTGCTGTTGAGATGATACTTGGCATTTCGGTTCCTTTCGTTCGGCTGCGCTAGGCTCGGGAGGATACCTAGCGCATGATTAGTGTGTGGTTATGCAACCATGTAACGGTAAGAACCTGCGCCCAGCTTCGTGGCCACCGCTCCATAACCGTAATAAGCAACGTTGACTTGACCTGTGTTGATCACGTTTGTTGATAGTTGCAGACGTGGAGATTCATACCATGTGTATGCAGTTGGGTTAACAACGATTAATGTGTTGTCGCCAATTCCTGAACCGTCTGTAAGTGCAGTTGAAACGCGAAGATTCAAACCAAGTAGGTTTCCGCGAATCGCTGTTGCAGTCAATGTACCGCCAGCGTTCTGAGGGTTAATTGTCTGCTGGAAAATTGGACGGTTTGATGAGTCAACCAAGCCCATAAGTGCGCCCCACTGCTCAGGTGAAACAACAATGTTTTGAGCAAAGCCCAATGTTCCCTTGTAAATTGAAACTGCTGCGTCTGAAACAAAGTCAGCAACCAAAGCACCAGTTGTTAGTGCTGCGCGGTTTCCGCCGTCTGTTCCACCATTGATAAGTGCTGTTCCAACTGCAACATCTGTTGCCTTTGCGTATGCGTATTCCATTTGACGGACAAGCTCATCAAAAAACGCTGGTGAGCTGCGATCTAGGATTTCTAGACTGAATGTCTGCTGTCCAATGAACTTTTGAACGCTCACTGAAACAAACGCGCTGTTCATGTCTGTGTTTGACGGTGTGCCTGCTTCAGCTGCAACTGCGACTGTTGGTGCGACTGTGATCTTAGGAATTTCAAAAGTCATACCAGCATCAGGCAATGCGCCTGTGCTGATTGAATCGATAAATGGTCGATCTGCATTTGAAATGCCGTTGATAACTTCTGTGAGTTGGCGTGTTGGTACAAGGCCAGCATTGTCTGTTGTGTCTGCTGCTGCTGCAACATACAGCTTTGATTGCTCGTTGCCTAGTGTTGCACGAACTGAGTGCTCTAGGTAAGTCGCCTTGTTTACGATTGGTGTGCGAACGCGCTGTGAATCTAGCGGGCTTGCGAGGGCGGCTGGCTTAGCAGCTGCCGTTACTGACTGTGCGGCTTCTACCGTCTCTGCGGTTGAAGCGTCCTTGACGGTGTCTTCCACTTCGTCTCCTTCGGTTGTTGTTGATTCAGGTTCGATT